AGCAACGGACTGAAAATCCGTGTGTCGCCAGTTCAATTCTGGCCGGAGCCACCATCGTAAAACAAGTGTTTAAGCCTTATTCTAAAAGGTTTAAGCGTTTTTTTATTTTAGGGGTATTGCCTAAAGTAACCGTAAGTAAACGTGAGTACAAACAGTCAAAAAACAGTCAAATAGGTGTATTTTGATATATGAAACAGTCAAAAAAACAGTCAAACTTATTGACTGTTTTTCTTTATGAATTTTTCAATTTTAGATCCAACTGATTTATGTGTGTTTTCTTTATCTAAATGAGTATAAATCTCCATGGTTGTCTTTATGTTTTTATGACCCATAAGGTATTGAGACTCTTTTAATCCAAGTTTCGCATCATATAACATCGTTGAATAGTTATGTCTATATACATGGCTAGTTAATCTATCACAGCGAGGATATTCAAGTTCATCTGCCTTTGTATTCATCTTCTTGAGAATACTCTCGTACATCCTTCTAAACGATTGTGCTGAGATTAGTTCACCAGATGATAGGGAAGTAAACAACCATTCACTCTTTAGATCATTACAATAGTCTTTGAAGAATTCAAGATCCTTTGATAGTATTGGAACTTTTCGTTCACCACTCTCGGTTTTAGTTTCCTTAATATGTGCCTGATTATGAATAAACTCGATTGCATCTTTTAAAGTAATTGTCTTTTCTTTAAAATTGAATCTTTTCCTAGATAACGCTAATGCTTCTTGCTTTCTGAATCCATAGTATTTAATAAGTAATACATAACATCTTTCTCTTGGATTAAAATCAGCTAGTTCACTAAGGTGATCTTCATGATTTGTTAATGTTCTTTTCTCTTTATAGGTTTTACTAGGCAACTCAATTTTTAAGCATGGATTCTTTGTGACTAATTCATCTTCTAATGCAGATTCAAAGATTTGATGTAATGTGATCATAATCTTTTCACATGTTCTACGATGATCTTTATTGTCATTAATCAATTCTTGGATATCAGAGCGTGTAATATCCTTTATATAATACTCATTAAATCGCTGTAGGTGCTTTCTAATCATAGATGCATACATTTCCTTGGTAGCGTTAGAAAGACTCAACTGTTTAGCTTTAAACCACTTTTGTGCGTATTCAGAGAAATGAACTTCTCTATTTTTTATGTAAGTACCACTCTTCAAACTTAAAAGTGCTTCTAATCGATTGTCTTCTAGTTCTTTAATTGTTTTGCCATAGATGTATATTAAATCTGGTCTACCATTGCTTTTAACTCCAATGGTAATGGTTGCAGCATATCGACCATCTTTACGCTTTTTTGCTTTAGCCATAAGAGCAAACCTCCTTTCAAAAAGATAAATATTTATAGATTTAGATACCTATATGTTGAACTATCTTGTTTTATGCTAAAAGTAACTTCTTTACCAATAAACATTTCAAGTTCATCTCGTCTAATATCTTTTAATATTACTTCTACAAGATTTACTGATAGCACTTTATATTTTTTTACTTTTAAGAAATCGAAATATTCAAACTCGAAAAGCAAATTGTAATATATAGGACCGGCAAGATTTTCAGAAATAGGTAAATATAAAATTCTAGTTTCTTTTGAATAAAAAATATTACCATAAAATTCTTCATCAATTATCTCTTTATAAATATCTTTAATTACAGGAAAATTGTCCATTATCCCAATCCGAGTAAAACTAATATGAGTAATTTTAAAATCAATTGCATTAAAATTAGATGAATTTGTTATACGAAAAGGCACAACTCCAAATGATTCGATATTTGATAAGTCAATTACATCTCCTTGTATAGTATTATTTTCATCTAAAACTATATTAAAATAAGGTAATGTTTTTTTTGAATCTAATAATCTTTCATGTTGGATAGTATAAACTACGGCAATCATCGTTATAATGCCACCAATAATAGAACCGATAAAACCTAACCAACCATCTGGAGAACCAATTTTTGTATCTACATTTAACGATAGTATTCTACCTACTTTTAGAATTACGTATGTAATTGGTATTGAAAATATCACTATAAAACTTACAATTAGGAAAACGTTAAAATTTAATTTACTTTGCTCATTTTTTCTTTTTAGATTATAGAATATTGAAATTACTATTATTAGACTTGTATAAATTTGCATACTGAGAATTACTAGAAAACCTGTTGGATCTACAGATTCATATAAATTAGTGTTCCAAATAGAAAACAATATTGCAATTAAATTAAATGACATTAATATATTAAATACAATAGGTGACCATTTATCTATATTATCAATGTTGTTTTTTATAATTCCAATAAAACTTCTTAAAATTGATTTTATCATTTTCCCTCACCATATTTTAATAATTTGATATAATACATTTACAGAAAAAGTACCTTTCGCGGTATGATCTGTTTGCACTCCAGGTACAAGCTGGGGTGTTTTTTTATAAGTGTAATAATTCTTTTTTCTTTTGGTCGAACTCAGCTTGAGAGATTATTCCTAGATCTAAAAGTTCTTTAGCTTTTTTAACATCTTCATATGGATCTGATTTTGGTTGTTGAACAACATTATTTTTATTATGGTTAGCTTTTAACTCATGAAATATTTCATTTACTTTTGTATATACGTTCTTGATCGCTTTTTTGTCTCCACTTCCTACATTGAATTTTTCTTTAAATGTATCAAATGTTAACTTAGCGAATAATGTACTTGTAGATAAAGTAATATCATTTAAGTTATCCCATAAGATTGTTTGAATGTTTTCTCCAATTAACTTCTTTTGGGCCATCAATATTCTCTTATCAGTAAGGATATAAGCATAATTATATTCATGTTTTGACATACTTACTAAATTATGTAAACCAATAAAAGTTAATAGAACTTTCTCATCTTTATTTAACTGTGCTGCAGCTAAAGTAAAATGCTTCAAAGCTTGGCTCTTATTAAACCCCATTCCAAATCCATTCTGAATACAAATATTGTAAAGATCTTCTCCTGACATAAAACTTCCCCGTTTCTATATCGCACCCATCGGTGTTGATATCATATTTAGACAAATCGATATTTTAATTGATTAATAATATTTTCAACTTCATTTTCACATTGATATAAATCTATAGGATTACATGAAAAATGATTTTCTAATATATGTATTAATTCATGGACAACAGTCATTTTTAATTGAACATTATCGAATCGATTATTTAGAAATACGTTATAACTTTCCCCATCATAGTAACAAAATCCTTTAATTTTACTCCCAACATTTTTTAAAATCTTTAATTCTATCTGATTACATCTACAAAAGTCCATAAAGTCCCCGTCAAATAATTCCCCGAACATAATTATTTTAATCAATACCTCTTTCTTTTCTAATGCCTTTAATTATAGTTAAAACCATTTCTAAATCTTGTGGAGTTAGATCCTTTGCTGAATCGAATAATAACTTAAGTGTTTCACTTTCGTAAATATGTTGATACAACTCAAGCATTTCTGGTTTATCAGCAAAATAGTTTAAATTATCCTTATGATTACCATAAATATCTACTTCATCAGATTTTATAAGTGATCCTAATTCAACATTAAAATAATTGCTTATCTTTAATACTTCACCTATAGTATCTGGCTCTCTTATTCCTTTTTCCCAATTAGAAATAGTAGTTTGTCTAACACCTAAAGCTTGTGCTAATTCAGTCTGAGTTAAATTATTAGATTCTCTTAGAGACTTTAATTTAATCCCAAAATGAGATTTATTGAAAATTTTACTCATGTCATACCTCTATTTGTGATAATTATATCACAAAATGGTAATGTGTAAATAAAATAAGTAAAATATGTCACAAAATGATAAATATATGTTGAAATATCACTATAAATGGTTTATAGTTTTCGTAAAGGGAGATAAATATCACAATGAATGGTAAATTAACAATAAGACAACTTAGAAATCTCAAAGGTTTAACACTAGAAGAAGCATCTAAATTGATTGGAATATCAAGAGAACATCTTGGAAGAGTAGAGACTGATTACAATGCACTCAAACAAGTTAAACTATCAACTATCTTAAAAATAGTTGATATTTATGAAACAAACGTGAATGACATTATTTTTTTTGAAGGTAATACCACGCAAAATGGTAATTAATTAAATTATTGAATACATGTATGTAGACTGGCATTCACCTTTATTACCACTTCCCCCACCCAAAGGTGATAAGGATGGTTGTCAGTTTAGATACATGTATTCGGAAGGGGTAACGCTATGGAGTATATGGGAATAAAAATAGAAAAAGAAATTATGACCATAAGTGAAATGGCGAAACTTGGATTTAGTGAAGAAATGCTACTAAATTACTGCAGATCTAAAAATGCTCATGCGTTTAAAGAGGGAAGTAAAAGGAATAGCCCATGGAAAGTAGTTGTTCGTAAATATATTGATTATATTAATTCACCACAAAGAAGAAGAGCTTGGAGATAAGTTAATAAAAAAATACATGTATGTAAGTTGTTACTGATCATGATGTTCCCCCTACCAAAACCTTTTGAGTGATTGGTAACAACTTAGATACATGTATTCAAATAATTAATTTAATTCAATTACAAAATTTCTAATCTCGATGTCTTTATTAAACAGTTCATTATAGCTAATTACACCAATTGTCTTAAGTCCAATTTCTTCACATATACCAGGAATCTCATCAAGGTATTTCTCAACTGGTAGATCAATCATATATAGAAGTTCTACAGCAAAAATTCTATTTCTGATTGGACCAGTTAACACTAAGTCGTGCTTATGGAATAAAGACATTGAGTTTCGCTTCGATTGATCTAAAGATTCAAAATCGTTTCGAACTTCAATAAGTTTGTTCTTAATTACTTCTCTCATAATTTTCCCTCACCATTACCAAAAACAATAATAACAAAAAAAGGAGCATAGAAAAATGGAAAAAGATAAAAAAGAAAACACCACCTTTGAAAAGAGTGGTGAATTAGAAACATGTAGTAATTGTGGGCAAACTGCAGAATTGATTAATGCAAATTACTGTTTCAAATGCGGGAATAAACTAGTCCGACAATCTAATTTGTCCAAATGATGTTTTTGCTCCACATTCATAACAATAATCATGATGTGGTGGTAATTCTACTGTTTCTTCTGAATCATTTAATAGACAATTCTTATCACTACAGAAATTAATCAAAAATGTTCCACATGCAAAACAGTATGCTGCATCATCATTCTCTGCTTCTGTTTTGCAATTAGGGCATGTTCTTAGAATCATTATTTCACCCCCTCCCCAGTTAGTTACTAATTTCATCATAACAAAGAAAGGCAATACATAAAATGAATGATTTACAAATATTTGAATTTGATCATAAACAAATACGAACTGTAGTAAAAGATAATCAACCTTGGTTTGTTGGAAAGGATGTTGCTGAAGTACTTGGATATTCAAATTCTCGTAAGGCAATTGTTGATCACATAGATTCAGAAGATAAAGATGACGTAACGATTCGTGACACCATCGGTAGAAATCAAACAATGATTGCCATCAATGAATCTGGATTATATAGCTTAATCTTGAAATCTCAACTCCCAGCTGCTAAACAGTTCAAACGTTGGGTAACAAGTGAAGTACTTCCATCAATTCGTAAACAAGGTGCATACATTACTGAAGAAGTGATGGCCAAAACCTTAAAGGATCCAAACTATATTTTAGGAATCATCCAGGCATTATCCGATTTCAAAAATGAATTAAATATAAAGAATCAAATTATAGGTGAGTTAAAGCCTAAAGTTGAATATTTAGATCAAATCATTAATGGAAAGAAATTAGTCACAATAACTCAAATTGCAAAGGATTACGGTATGTCTGCAGTTAAGTTTAATGTAATTCTTCATAATCACAAAATTCAATTCTTACAAAATGGACAGTGGTTATTATATGCAGACTATCAAGCGAAAGGTTATACATCATCCATAAGTGTTCCAATTACACGTACAGATGGTCGTAGAGAGGTATCTATGCATACTCAGTGGACTCAAAAAGGAAGAATGTTCCTATACGATTTTCTGAAAAAACATGGAATTCTTCCAACGATAGAAAAAGCTTAATTATGGAACTTATAAAAGATGCAAAAAGATTAGTTGATCATATCGTAGCTATCGCACTTATACGTTCTACCGTTAATAGCAAAGTATTAACTCATGCTGAGAAAATACTGAAGATTAATTCTCATTTGAATGATTTAGATCGAAACCTAAAAGAGGTAAATGATGAAAAAACGAAGATTTAAAAAAGAAATAAAAATAAGCTTCTTAATAATTATGACTATTCTATTTCTTTGTTATTACTCTTGGTATTCAAATGACTTGAGTATTCGAAGAGATGAATATTCATTGTTAATTAGACCACAAGCTAAAGAAATCGATAATCATTCTGGCGAAGACATAAACAAGACGTATCTTGAAGAATATCGAAAAGTAGATGTCTATTTCACTAATTATCATTTAGGAGATGGATCAAGTGGAATTACTACCGCATCCGGTTTACAAATAAAAGACTTCGAAATAAATGAAGAGAATATGTTCACCTATGATGGAAAAGTTGTCATCGCAACCGCGAACATGATTCGACTACCAAGAGGCATTGTTGAAGGATATAACAGTCATGAATTATTCGATGAGTTTACTATTCGATTAAATGATAAAGAGTATCCAGCAATTGTATTGGATGTTTGTGGAGCTTGTTACGGTATGTTTGATGAATTCTTACAACGTTACGATATATTCGCAACAAAGAATGTTATTGGGAAAGTAATTGGACAAGTCTTAATCAAGACTGATCAATAAAGATAATCAAAAAAATGAATCGAAAACAGTTAAAGGATGAGTTATCCGTTTTCGTCGACGAATTAAGAAATGACGAAAAGGCTAAAAACACAGTTCATGCATACAAAAGAAACATTGAAATGTTCATAGAATCGATTAAACACAATAATCCAATTACAAAAGAAGATGTCATTTCATTCAAAGAAAAGATATCTGCAGAGGGCTATAAATCATCGTCGTTAAATCAAATCATTATATCAGTTAATAAGTATCTTCGATGGTTAAAACTCGAAAAAATGGTAGTTAAGAAGTTCAAAACTCAAACAAAAAGTAGTTTGGAAACAGTCTTGTCCAATAAAGACTTTGCGCGATTACAACGCTATGCAAAAGCCATGGGATATGAAGACATATACCTGGTATTAGAAGTATTGGTAACAACCGGAATACGTATCAGTGAATTAACATTCTTTACAGTTGAGAATCTCAAATCATTCTATATCGAAGTAAACAACAAAGGGAAGATGGGTGACATCATTCTCACTCAACAACTGAAACGAAGATTAGTTAATTACGCAAAAGATAAGCGAATCAAGAGTGGGCCAATCTTCGATTTAAATGATCGTCAAATACGATATCGACTTAAGAAGATAGCAGGCCGAGCAAGAGTGAATAAATCGATTGTTTATCCTCATAACGTTAGACATCTATTCGCACTTAATTGGATAGAAGGTGGAGGAAGTTTAGCTGATTTAAAGGATATTCTAAGACACTTAGATATTAAAACAACTGCGATATATCTACAAACAAGTAAAGAAAATAAACGCAAAAAAATGGAAAATATGAGGTCTAAATAATGAGTTTACAAGAATTATATCAAAAGTTAAATGTTGAGTTCCCACTCTTAAGATTTCATCGAAGTAATATCTTCGGAAAAGAATGTGTTACGTCAAATTATGGAAGAAAACAGTTTATCGCGATTAAAGTTTCAGAGAATGGTGAGTTCAAAATGGATCATTCTGAATTATATAAATTGGGTATCTCATCAACCATACCAAACTACGAAACAATGATATCAACGATTGCAGCTATCGTGAAAACAACTAATCCTGAATTAGTTCCAATAGCTCAATTATCGATATTCACAACATAACAAGGGGGTAAGGGTTTGAAAAAGTACATACCATAACAATGCATGTTTGTCACCGAGAAAGGAAACACTATGACACAACAAAAGAAGAAAAGCATTTTAGAAGCTGGTCGCAATCAAATTATGAAGCTTGCGGATTATGAGTTAGAAAAGATTGTGGCCAATATTAACGATATCAATACGGATCCTACTAAAAAGAGAGTGATTGATATCAGACTATCATTTACACCAAGTGCAGATCGTTCGCAAATAACTATGATTTCCCAAGTGAAATCAAAAGTTGAACCAACCGCTCCAACATCCACAACATTATTCAATGTTAAAGAAACTGATAAGAAGACAGGCGAAGTATTCAACATTCTAAAAGAAGTTACACCAGTCGCTCCAGGGCAATTCGATATCTTCGGTAATGTTCAAGAACAAGAAGTATTTGTAATTGGAATGAGTGCATATTCAGTGATTGATCAAGAAGATGTTGTTACAGAGAAAGGCGCTAACTAGCGTAGGTAAAACAAATGATAAAAGAAGCAATACTACAATTATTAGATTTATTCGATGAATCACGAAAAGTAAATCATGTTGTAATCCATGGACGTGAGTATGTCGATAAGGACTTAACTCGTGTTGATGAGTATATTCCAAAACGAAGAGAAGTAGTAGTTAAGTCTTTACTATCTCTCGTTAGTAATCTAAAGCAAAAAGAAATCGATAAGGATGATGTTGTGTTACCGCTACGAATTATTGTTTCAGAAAAGAGAGTTGTTGTCTTATCATCGCTTGATGTAAATAAGGAACGCGAAACATTATATGTCGCTGAAGCTCAAACTCCTGAGATAAAGTTTGATCGCTTTATTACTGTTGAGGAAATGATTATTCAATTACAAACTTGTTTTGAAGAATCAATCAATAAATCACAATTAATCGCATTAATCAGTAAGTTATCTAATGATACTTCAATCTCACTAGATGATGATGGAGTGACTCAAAAAATGACTGTCACTCAAGGTATTAAGACAACAGTGCAGCTTCCTCCATTAGTTAAGTTGACTCCAATTCGTACGTTCTACGAGGTTAAACAACCAGAACAACTATTCCTATTAAGAATTGATAAAAATGGATTAGTAGCATTGTTTGATGCAGCAGGTGGAAGATGGAAACATGATTGCCAAGTTGTTGTGACTGATTACTTAGTTAATGAGTTTGATGAAGAAATTGGAGCAGGAGTTGTTGTTGTAGGGTAATGGTTATGGGGAGTGAAAACTCCCCAAATTATCCATTTAAAAAGGAGATAACGAGTGAGTAATATAGAAGAATTAACGAAGAAAGATGTTGAACTTAATAGGAATGAGATTTATAGATCTGCACTTGAAATGTTTGGAGTTGATTCACAACTTGATGTAGCTATTGAAGAAATGTCTGAATTAATTAAAGAAATAATAAAGTTTAAAAGAGGGAAAGGCGATTTCGCGAAGATAGCTGAAGAAGCAGCAGATGTTTGGATAATGCTAGAACAAATTATACAAGTATTCAATATCGAAGATCTAACCGTCGATTTAAAGATATACAAATTAAATAGACTTATGAATTATATTAACGATTTAAAAGGTAAGAAAAATGAAAAATAGATTAATAAATCTTAATGATCATTTATTCGAACAGTTAGAACGTTTGAATGATGAAGAACTCACAGGCGAAGCGCTTGAAATAGAATTGAAACGTTCTAAAGCCATATCTCAAGTAGCAACAAACATTATTAATAATGCGGAAGTAATGCTAGATGCTCAAAAACATAAAGATGAATATTATGGTTCAACAACAAAAGATGATATCCCTGAGATATTAAAACTTGGAAATAAGTAGAATGCCAAGAAGGTATACCAAAGAGCAACATTCGTTTATTAATGATCAATATAAAGGAAGAAGAGTCATTGAATTAAGAGATTTGTTTAATAAAGAATTTGGAACTGATATAAGTTCAACTGCAATTAAATCATATCTTACAAATCATAAATTAAGAACTGGAGTTCCCAAAGGTGGATTAATTAAGTTCACATCAGAAATAATTGAATTTATCCGACAAAACGTTTCTATTTATACAGATAAGCAGATAGCTGAGTTGATTAATAATAAGTGGATGTTCAACATAAACGAACAAAGTGTAACAAATATTAAAGTTAAAAAAGGAATTAAAACTGGATTTGGAAGAGGACAGTTTGTAAGAGGTCAACAATCTTGGAATAAAGGTATGAAGTTACAAACTATTGGAAGAATGGCTGAAACTCAGTTTAAAAAAGGTGATTTCTCACCAAATAGATTACCGGTTGGGACTGAGAGAATTAATCGAGATGGTTATCATGAAGTAAAAATCCAAGATGGTAGTCAAAATAAAAATTGGGTATTAAAACATAGATTGATATGGGAACAGCATAATGGATCTATACCAACTAAACATCGAATAGTTTTTCTTGATGGTAACAAGAACAACTTAGATATTAATAATCTCGCGCTTATGACTTATGGACAAACAGCAGTTATGAGTAAAAGAAACCTATTTTTTAAAGAACCTGAACTTACAAAATTAGGATCAATAATTGCAGAAATTGAGATTACAGCAAATTCTAAGAGAAGAAATGCAAATGGAAAATAGAATAATTTTCTTTAGTGGAGGTTTATCAAGTTTCGCAGTAGCTCATATATTAAAAGATAATCATCCTGAAGATAATATAGTTCTTTATTTTACAGATACGCTTTGGGAAGATGAAGACTTATATCGATTTATTTATGAAGCAAGCGATAAGCTGAAGCTTCCACTATTAATGCATTGTCTTGGTATAGATCCAGTAATGTTGATGATTAAACAAAGGATCATATTCAATAGCCGAATGGGTAACTGTTCAACCATTCTAAAAATGAAAGTCGCAAGTAACTTTATCAAAAAAGGAATTAAACCTCCTATCGAAAAATGGATAAATAAGCAGTACTTAAAGAATGAAGAGTTTACAAAAGATGCAATCATGTATTTTGGAATAGATTTCACTGAATCGCATCGTGTTAAAGCTATTAGAGACAATTGGTTGCCATTTGAAACTCAGTTTCCTTTAGTAAAAGAATTTATTGATATCGATATATTACTGGAAATTTATAAGATTGCTAAACCACGTATGTACTTAATGGGATTCACTCATAACAATTGCAAAGGCCGATGTGTGAAAGCTGGTAAAGGTCATTATAAGTTGTTATTTAATGAAGACCGTAAAACATTTGAAGAGTTAATGATGATTGAACATACATTGTCTAGATATGTTGGTTCATATCATCAGATGAGAATAGAAGAGCACGGAGATTATTGGGCTATGGCTCAACATCTACTTAAGATTAACGAAGAAGAAATGATCAAATGGTATGAAAGTGGGTATACATACAAACCTTGGATTCACTTTCCAACAATTGACAATACTCCATCAATCTTAAAGAATACGAGCCTTAAAGATATTAAAAATCAAATGAAGAAAAATTGTAGATTAGATCTATTTGATGAAATAGGAGGTTGTGGTTGCTTCGTCGACTATGAAGGTGAAAATGAAAAACTATAAATATGCGATATTAAAAAATAAGCTTAGATTTTATTTGTTTAGAATACTAACCGTTATATATACATTTCTCATATCAATCAAAGTAGTTAAAACTCTTGAATGTTCATATTGTGGAAGAAAATACTACAAGTTTCCAAAATATTGTTCTGATTGTGGCAAGAGATTATGAGGTAGAAAATGACAAAGTATGATGTTGCTGGTGAATTACAAACAAAAGCAATTCAATTTACAAGACAAAGTTTAACTAAAAAACAAGCGATTGAAATGTTATTAGAAATAAAACGAGAAATTGCTACATGGATTAAAGAGCTTAAAAAGGATGAAGACTAATGCCTAGATGTAGATTTTGTTGGAATGCAAATCCGCATGGTGATGCTGAACTTGAATGTGGGTTAACTGGCAAAATCATAAGTTATGATCAAGCCAATAGACAAACTAAGTGCAAGAATTGGGTTTTATGTCAATGCGAAGAAAAAGACTATATGGATATCTTTGCGGAAATACCATATAGAACCAGGCATGTTAAACCAAAGAATAATAACTATGAAAAGTTAAGATTATTCGATTTAAAGGAGGTTACAAAGTAATGGATTTTATAGAATTTGAAAATCATGATGGCACTATTATTTTACTGAATATTAATAAAATCAGTCACTTTACTAAAGAATTTCAAAAAGAAAAAATATGGACTGATGAAAATAAAGATACTTACTTTCTTTTAAAGACAGGTGAATACGATCGTATTAAAAAGGAATTAGAATTACGATCTAAATCACAACAACCATCAAATGACTCATTAACAAAATTATTAGAGAATGGTATAGCAATTCGATTACCTGGTCCAAGATATGGATTCTAAAAAATGTAATGTTTCAGTTATTGGTCATGGTTCAAATAAAAATGACTTTTACGATCAAATAAAGAAGTTTAGTAAAGATTTAAATCAATCTGATATAGAGAAGTTTCTTGATGAACAATATGGTATTAATCGTACTTCGATATCCAAATTATGTATGTCACTTGAACAATTATTAAAGCCAATTACCACATCCTTGATGGACATAGGATTTATGTTTGATGAGCTTGGGAAAATGATAAGAAACAGTGAAAAAAGTAGGTCGATTTTATCAAAAACTATTGTTATCAAGAAATCATCTAAAAAGCCTTATAAAATCAAGAGATTTAAGCGATTTAAGAATCACCGATAATATAAGGTTATTGACCAAACATTTTAGAGCAGTTTTAGACCATTCCAGGAGCAAAATTTATGAATCATAATGTTTCAGAAGAAGAGAAGAATCAACGCGAACATTTTAGGATTGAATTGATTGAGAAGATGAAAGAATGTGAGATAACGAATGGTGAGTTAGCTGAGATTCTAGGTAAGAATGTTGGATTGATTGTGGCCTATCGAAGAGGGAATAAAGTTTTGACTCAAACCATCCAGGATAAGTTATTAACTGTCATTCATGAAATTGTAGATCATCGTAATAAACCGAGAGGTCCAATCGTTTTATCTGATGAAGAAATTCAAAGACGTATTGATCGTCGAGGTATCTTGAATGAAGAAATGACTAAAAATAACATCAGTGATAAAGAATTAGCTACACATGCAAAGATGTTAAAGTCAGTCATTGAGAAATATCGAAATGGATCCTATTCAATAACGAAATCTAATTGGGAAATATTAACCACTGCGTTAGAGTCCATACGATTGAAATCACAAGACAAAATGAATACCTATATGAATAATCCAGTTATTATCGAAAAGCTCTGTAATCACCATACAAAGCATGTAGAAGCCTATGTATTTCTTAATATCCAAGAAAAGGGAAATGCGTTGATTCCTAAGAAGAAGTTTAAAGGACGTGAGGCACATGTTCTAAATGAACTTCGTGAATTTGGATATGAATGTACTGTACGAGAATTAAAAGATGGTTCTTACATTTTAGAAGGGAGAAAAATAAATGCGTGACCAGGTAATTGTATTAAGACCGAATGGATTAAGAGAAGAAATAGATCTATGTGATATTTGTACATCAATCAAACCACATGTTGGAGCTATGAAACATTCGGATAGAAGTAAAAAAGCATTTATCGATACAATCCTTGTCACGAAAAGACATATGTTTACTCCTGAAGGAATCGAGATGTTAAAAGAGATTAGTGCGCAATTAGATGTGCCTGAGGTGAGTCATGGCTGATGTTAAGTGGATTAAGATGGACGTTACTCTTCCGGATAATCGTAAAATTAAACGAATACGTAAGTTGCCTGGTGGTAATGATATTGTGCTGCTTTGGGTATTTCTACTTGCAAGAGCTGGAGAGTCTAATCAAAACGGTGCTTTATTCTATACAAGTGATATTCCGTATACTGAAGAAGATTTATCCGATGACTTTGATTTTACGTTAGATTTTGTCAAGATTGCTCTTATGACATTAGAAAAATTTAAAATGATTGAACGTTTTGATCAAATCATTTTTATTAAAAACTGGGAAGAATATCAAGAATTAGATAAGCTTCAAAAAATTGGTATTCAAAATCGTAAAAGACAAGAGAAACACAGGGAAAAACAAAGATTGATTGCAAATAGTAACGTTACGGTAACGTTACTCGTAACGGAAAATAACGCAGTAGAGGAAGATAAAGAACAAGAACTAGATAAAGAACTAGATAAAGATAAAGAATTTAGTTTAATAGAAGAATATAGTGAAGATCCAATTCCTCCAAGTGAAACCTATGAAGAAATGTTTGGAATAATTGAGAATGAATTTAAGCGAACGTTATCTGTTTCTGAATCTAAGAAATTTACTGAATTATTCAATGCACATGGATTCAAAAAAATTAAGTATTCGTTAATTGAAGCAATCGTATATAGAAAATTAAGTTTAAATTATATGGAAGCTTGCTTAGACACTTGGACTAAAAAAGGATACACTCTTGAACAATTAAGCCAAGGTGTTCATAGGTCGACTTAAATGATTAAAACAGATATTAAAGATGCTTTGATTAATTATCATATGATAAAAAAAGGAATCAAAATAGATCAAGATAATCTAACTGTTATTCGAAACATGAAAGTAAAGATTGGTGGATCATTCGCAAAAATACCACAAAATCCAGTTTCAAGAGAGAAAATGATTATTAGCAATATGGATAAAGAAGATTTCTATTTACTTGAACTTACTAATCATGAGTATAAGTTGTTCATTGTTAATAAGTTCATAGATGAGTGTTCAGTGTTTCCAGTTGATGTTAAACAATTTGTTATAGATATTTACATTAAGAAGATTAATTCTAAAGACGTTGAGTTAAAACATGATTTATCAAAACAATACATGTACAAAGCAATTGACGATGAGATAGATCAGTTTGTAAAAAGGATGAACCAATAATATGGAAAATATAGAATATCGTGGTAAACAAAAAGCTTGTAACGTAAATTGGATTTATGGTCAATATTTCAAAACTCCTATAACGGATGAATCGACTAATTCAGAACCAAGTGCTGGTTGGTACTTCTTAACCGGAATAGAAAGACATTGCATTTCTCAAAATGGTTGTGTGTTTGAAATAGATCAGGAAACTATTGGATTATTTACTACAAAGACTGACAAAGAGAATCACAAATTATATAGTGGCGACATTATCGAACTGTTAGATGGTACTATTGCTGAAATTAAATATGGAAAGTATGAAATGTATTGTCCATATGATGAAGAGTTTATGATCAATTTAGGTTTCTATGTTAAAAGTCCAAGACTACCATTACCAATGCCATTAGGACCAACAGAGGATTATGCCATAAGATTAGGCAATATATATGACAATCCTGAATTTTTAAATAATCTTTGTAGAACAGTAAAGGAGTAATGTAAGTGATAAAAGAAACAATGATAGGTTGGAATATATCTGAGCCTAATAAAGAATTAAAAAGATACATTATTGATAGAGCTGAATATTTAGAAATTATTAAAAATGACGGTTATGAAAAATTATCTTTGTTACAATCTATCGAAAAAGCAAACACTATTAAACAGATTGATTTTCGCGAATTAGCGAATATGAATGAATTAGACTTTACTAACGAAATAAAAAGAATACTACTAAAGGAGCAAATGTGTTAACCCTACCAATTAAAAAGAAATGGTTTGATATGATTTTAAGTGGTGAAAAAAAGGAAGAATATAGAAATTTTAATAAATATTATGGAGTAAGATTTGCAAAGTTTGGTGTAGGTGGTGGTCAAGTCTTTGAAGTTTTATTAAGAAATGGGTATAGTTCTAAATCACCAACATTAAAATGTTTAGTTCGGTGTGATTATACTTACGGAAAAGAAGAATGGGGTGCAGACAAAGATGTATTATGCTTTGTATTATCAATTAAAAAAGTTGAATTGTTAAATGAATAAAGTTGTAATAAGTAATTGTATTAGATTTGATTATCAAAAGTATCGAGAGTATCGAAAGCAACATGATAACTTATCTGATGATGATCTAGATAATCTTGATAGACTTGATAATATGAGTTCATATGATAAGGTAGATGTTAAAGAGTTAATACGTGAAGGATATTTAATTTTAGATAAATGGTGTATTCGCTAATTAGGTTTATTGACTGGTCAACTAAAAAATGATAAATTGTGATAGGATGAAGAAGTTAGGTAGAGGACACACGTGTCCTTTTTTTATTGGTAAAACTAAATGCGAAGAACATTACAACAGCTTGTAGATATCATTAAAGGACCTAATCCAAAAAAGTTCTATAAAACAATTGAGTGGCAAGAAGTAAGAGTGACTGCACTTGAACGCGATCACTACAACTGTAAGCGTTGTTCCGGTGAATGGGATTCATCATTCGATATTAAAAGAGTTACATACAAAGATGCCAAGTATGTGCATCATATAAAGTCATTAAAAGATTATCCAAATCTATGTATTGATCTAAACAATCTAGTGTCATTATGCTTCATGTGTCATGAGGTTGTAGAGGAAAGAAATAAAAAGTTTGAGTCCAAAGTACCGCTAACAATTGAAAGATGGTAATTGATTTCTAATAAATACCCCCCGGATTAAATTCAACATCATTTTTAAAAATGGTGGGAACGGACTAGGGGGTAGACTAAACGTAAAAAGTCCGCGCGTGTACATGAGAAGGGGGGGTAATATGCCTTTCAAGATTAATAAATCCTTAAAAAAACGCATACGAGACTCTCTTTTAAGTCAATTAAACGAGTCTAGTAAGTCAAAAGAATACTTTGAAAACATGATTGATGACTATATGTACCTTTGGGATCTCAAAGAGAAACTTCAATTTGATATTCTTGAAAATGGAATTCGGATTGAGACAACAAATGGTAATGGAATTAAAGTCTTAAAATCAAATGAATCAGTTCAAAACCTAGGTAAAGTCACATCTTCAATGTCTAAAGTATTATCCGATCTTGGTTTGTTTGAGCCATCGGTTAAAAAGACAGAAAAGGTTAACAATGGCTATCTCTAAAGTTGCTGAAGTTCAAGATTACATTGAATTTTGTTCAACTTACCCGGAAAAAGTTAGTGATGAAATACATCTCTTAATTAAAAATATCGTATTACCACTTTTTGAACGAGATGATCTTGTTTTTAATGAGAAGATGTATCGTGATTGCATTAGTTATTGTGAGAAATGGTACGTAAAACTATTCCCTTTTCAAAAGTTTTTATACTACTTTCCTTTTATTTTCATTAAAAATAACCCATATTTTAAAATGTTTTTTTACTACATGGGACGTGGAAATGGTAAAGATGGTATCTTAAGTCCACTTCTAAATTTCTTACAAACTCCAATGTATAACATCAAAAATTATCATATAGAAATTGTCGCTAATAGTGAAAAACAAGCTAATGATAGCTTCGATGTAGTATACGATATGTTGGAAGAAAACGAATATCAGTTTGAAGGTAAGTTTAAATGGAATAAAGAAACCATAACCAATTTAGATACTAAATCAAAACTTCAGTTCAATACATCGAACGCAAAAACAAAAGATGGAAAAAAGATTGGTGCCATTTGGTTCAATGAATATCATGGATATGAAACGATTGATCAAGTTAAAGTATTTACTTCAGCTTTGGGTAAAATACCTCACGCTAGAACATTTATTACATCAACCGATGGTAATGTTCGAGATGGTGCATTAGATGAATTACTAAATGTTTCGTTAAGCATACTTAAGGGTGAAGAAAATTCTATTCGAATATTTCCATTTCTCTGTAGGCTTAAAGAAGATAAAGAAGCTGATAATCCAAAATCTTGGATAAAAGCTAATCCGAGTATCGAATATCTACCGGATTTAAGAGATCAGATTGAATATGATTACATTCAAATGAAAAAGTTTCCAAGTTTACGAATCGAATTTTTTACTAAACGAATGAATATCCCAAAACGAGATGATGCGATAACAATTGCATCTTGGGAACAAATTAAAAAGACTACTCATCTTGATAGTGAAATGAAGATTCCAAGGCCAATGCCTGAATTGAGAGATAGATCTTGTATTGTTGGTATAGATTTTGCAGATTTACGAGACTTCGCAACAGCGGGGTTTTTATTTGATGTAGATGGAGAACTTGTATGGATCAGTAAAACTTGGATATGTACACGATCACCATTCTTCAAAGATATTAAGTTCCCATTTGAAATGATAGGTCAACCTGGATATCAAGATTTTGAATTAGTTTATGGTCCATCAATCGATGCTCAAAAAGTTGTTGAATGGGTTTATCATGAGATGACAAAGTATTATGTATTGAAAATTATTATGGATAGTTATCGATTTAGAATGATTAAAAAAATATTTGAATCATATGGATTAGAAGCAGAAGATCGTGATAATCCAAATAATCTAGTAAGAATGATTCGTAACATGCCATCTATTAACGCGATGGTAGTTCCAATCATAGAATTTAATTTCGCAGAAAATAAAATAAACGCTGGGAACAGTGCTTTATGGCGATGGTCATGTAATAACACAGGTGTCCAGATCGATGGAAATGGGAACAAACGATATTTCAAAATTGAACCTAAGCTAAGAAAAAATGATCCATTAATGGCCTTTATGGTAGCGATGAGTGAAGTAGATATGTTAGTACCAATTAACATCTATATTTAGAAAGGAGTATCTATGGGATTATTCAGTTTTCTAATTGAAAATAGAAACGGTGAGTTAATTGATTTTGCATCTGGATTATATGATTTGAAATTGAATCAAATAGCAGCTAAGGAATTAGCGGTTGAGAAATGCATTGATTTAATATCAAAAGCAATCGCTAGACTTGAGTTTAAAGTTTATGAGAATGTTAATGGCAAGATTAATTCTATAAAAAACAATGTTTATTACCAGTTGAATATAAGACCAAATGATAATGCTGATGGAACTACATTTTGGAAAGATGTAATTCGAAAGTTAATCAAAGATAAAGAAGCATTAGTTGTAATTATGGGTTCAAAATTGTATTTAGCGGATAAGTTCGATAAATCGAATGACGTGATTTATTCTAAAACATTTAAGAATGTTTATGTGAAAACGTTAAATAATGATACGTCTTATAAGTTAAATAAGAATTTTAAAATGGATGATGTGTTTTATTTTTCATTAGGAGAATCAGAGATATCAAGACTAATAGATAACTTCTTCATTGATTATGGCAAATTGATTGCTTTCGCATCACTCGACTTCAAACTTAAGAATAGTAAGAAGATTAGAGTTAAGTTTCCAGGTAATAACCCAAATGTCATCAGCAATGATGGAACTGGTGAAAAGAAGTTTACGACAAAAGAGTATTTAGATTTAATTGCTAAGGATCTATTTTCGGATGATCCAGCATTGATTAGTATCCCAGGTAACATTGAACTAACCAATTTAATGGGTGATAATGCTAAAACATCCGAGGATTATAGAAAACTTATAGAAGGTGCGTTTAATACTGTCGCATCAGCTTTTAATATTCCAATCGATATTATGCTTGGAAACAAAACAGATAAATCAACTTCTACGACAGATCTTGTAACAAATGCGTATCTT